CAACATAAGTTTTATAGGTAATAAAATAACCATTAAATCCTAATCCTGATGTTTGACCAAGAATTTGAGAAGTAGTACATACATCTCCATACCCCCCAACAGGAAGACATTTAGTATAAGTAAATGTTGTATCATAATATACAGAATCTGGTTTATTAAAAATTTCTTGTACAAAATTATAATCAAGAGATTTAATATTAGCTAATGAATAGGGGGCATTTGTAATATCTCCTATTTTATCTATAGAACCATAATTATGTTTATATCCATAAGTTCCATGTGTATTACTTCCAGGATAATATTTAGGAGGAAAAGGTACATATTGACCATTACCTCCATCTGTAATCATATTTAAACTAGGAATAGTATGAGATCCTTTTCTTCCTCCACTTAAAAAATCTCCAGCACTAGGAGAAGAAACACTTATATTAGTTCTTTTTTCAAATCTAGCTAATCCTGTATTATTAATATTATAATAAAAAACAGAAAAATTATTTACTGTTGAAATAATATTTCCCATATTATCAAATGTGTGATCTCCATAATCATCTGATAGTTGTTCTATACTATGAATAATGTCAGGGATCCCATCCCCATATAATTCTCCTGTAAGAGAAGTAACATCTCCTCCTAAAAGTATTTCTGTTCCATAATTTGGGGTTAAAGTATTTTCTCCTAAATCATTTCCTTCCCAAAATCTTATTTCTCTAGTAAAACCTTTAATATAAACTCCATTATATTTACCTGAAGAATGGTCTACAATATTAACATTTCCTTCTGCATCTTGAATAGGAGTTGTAGAATCACTATAAGCAGCAGGAACAGATAATAAGGGATTTCCTTGTGCATCTACAGCACTATTTAATAGTTGGACTCTATGTCTTATTTTTTGTGTTTTTTCTCCTACATTTAAATTTAAGGTTTTTAATTGTGAATCTAAATCAAAATATATTATTCTACATTGACCATTTTCAGTACCATTATTTAAAGGAGCACCCCCTCCAAATACATTAGATAAATTTATAGCTTCATCAGGGTCAGTTCCTGCTCCACATAAACACACAAAAATAGATTCTCTCCAATCAAAAATATCACCTAATGTTATTTCAGGATCTATTTCATCTTCTGCAGTTTGGTCTACTAATATTAAATCAATATCACTATTAATGTCAGGTCCTGAGGGGATACTACTAAGTTCCTCAAAAGATAACTGAGTTCGAATAGATTCTTCAGGCGCATCTGGAAGATGCCCTAATGCTCTTTTTGCTGTTTCATATGTCTCTAAGTCTGATATTTTTCTTTTTTTACCTTGCACCATTATGAATACAGGCATTCCAAATTCATCTACACCTTCTCCTCTTAATACAGTACCATTAGAATATAATAAATTTTGATGTTCTAATTGTGATTCTTTTGCATATGATTGTGAATTTATTAATTCTAAACCTTCTAATAAATGTTCTATTTCTTCATCACATTTTACTTCTTGAGTATAACCTTTAACTTGACAAAAATCTATATAATCTCTTATATATTGGTTACTTTCATGTACTAAATTATAATGAGTTTCTTTATTAGCAGCAGTTTCTTTTTCTATTTTATAAAATAATCTATCATAGGTTTCAAAAAAATGTTTTATTTTTGGAGGAGTTCCTGTTTTAGTCAGTTCTCTAAAATCTCTATCTAAACTATGATTAGCATCATTATTACTAATTACTGGTTTTTTTAAAGATATTATTGGTTTATTATACGTCTCTCCAAAAAAAGCACTTGCTTCAGTACTTCCTGAAATAAAATCTTCTGTTGGTGATGAAGTATATGTTGCCATTATCTAATAACTTTAAAGACATAATTATCATCATAAATAGTAGTACCATCATTATTTATATGTTTAAATAATATTCTATAATATCTTTCAGGTTGTAATCCTTTCATATAAACTTTAAAATACATTCCTTCTGAATCAGCACTCATTTTAGTGTAATTATCATCAAAAGGTATTATTTCTTCTTCTGTATGGGCATCTCTTATACTATAATAAGATCCTGTAGTAAGGTAACCTGTATTTAGGTAATTAGAAGAAGTAACAAAATTTCTTGTGGGGTATTTATCTCTAACATTTATTCTAAATAATGCTATGTCATTTTGATTATATTCTTTTTTATTTCTATATAGTGTTAAATTTAATTCTCCATTATTTTTAGCTGAACTTTGATAAGTATGGGTACTATCATCCCATTTAAAGGTTAATTTAGGAGGAAAAATTGTATGTGTATCAACAGAAAAATATTGCATTTCTCCAAAACTATGGCTTATAGAAGCTTCTATTATATCTGGTTGTTTTATTATAAATCCATTATTTTCTACTCCAGAAGGTAAATTACCTTGATTATAAGTTTGACTTGCAAATAAACTACTACTCCATCTTTGACATATTTTAGTTACATCAAGATCAATATCTAAATTTTCAGCATTTAAAAATTGTTGAGTAGCTTGACCCCAAGCTTCACTACCTGTCCACCAAGATCCTCCTCCTGCTGTTAATAAAGAAGAACTTATAGAACCGGTTGTTCCCGGGTATAAATCTGAACCTACTATATCTGTACCTCCTTGTAAAGACATTGTATGGTTAGCTACAGTAGTTTTAATCCAGTTTTGGTATATATTTCCATCTTCTGTAGGGCGAGTTCTGATTGAACTAGTTACAACAGTTACATTTCCTATAGTTCCTATACTTGAACCTGATAAAACTAATTTATCAGTATCTACATCATATGAAGCTGAAACTAAAGTAAATGAAGAAGAATCATTAATAATATCTCTTAAATTTTCTCCAAAAGCATCTATTGAAGTACTTATATCACAATATGTTTCAGTAACACTACTATTAAATAAAGAAGAAGAAATTACAGGTACAATTTCAAAATCATTAATAGTGATTTGATATTCAGATCCTGAAGGGAGTTCTCCTATTGTAAAAGAACGAGAACCATAAGTATTACCTATAGCTTGTGACCCAGTAGGCCATGTTGTTTGAAGAGTAGAATTATCTCTATAAATCCAATTTGTTCCATCTGATGAAGTAGGTATATTTGAATATCTTCCTTTTCCTTCATGCCATGATTGAGAAACAGCATAAGCTTCTATATTAAGAATAGTTGTTAAATTTTTTTGTTGTGTTGAAAATAAATTTAAATTAACTAAAGCATTTGAATTAAAAGTAGAAGAACCTATAGTATCACTAATTAAACTTTTAATTTCTTCATTTTTAAATTTAATTAAAATCCTAGAAGGATAATATTTTTGGTCTGTATGTTTTTCTTTTACTAATTCAAGAATTTCATCCCTTCCTGTATTTAGTTTTTTTCTGTTAGGGTGACTATATATAGTTGTGTCTATTTCTGGAAATAAAAAATAATATGCCATAATTAATATGTTGTTACTTTACCTCTTATATCATTATCAGGGTATTTTAATTCAAAAATACATGGGTCTAATGATGGGTATATTACGTTATTTTTAGTTGCTGCGTTAAAATCATATGTATAAGGAGAATATCCGGCAGTTGATCCTGCAATTACTTTTATAGTAACATCTTCTACTGTTTGTACTTTTTTTATTCCCCCTAATAAATTTTCTATTTCAGATATAATAATAGGTTGGTTAATCTGCCATTTATCTATATCAAAATAGTCTTTAAGTTCTGTAATGCATTCTAGTAAAGCTTCTTGATTACTAGAGTTTTTATATGTAGTTATAGTAAAATCTAATACAAAATTTATTATAAAAGCATCTTTAATATTAATAGCATCTGTTAACATTCTATATTGTTCTAAATAGGTTGCTAAGTTTCTTTTTACTGCTTGGTTTAATTTTACTAATTTTCTGTTTTCATTATATCCTAAAGTATATAAATTTAAAGCTAAAGGATTAGGTATTCTATTAATTTCTGTAGTGTTAGGATTTAATTGGTCGTCTTGTGTTATATATGCTTTTGTTACTCTACCAAATTTAGGGTCCATAGATAAAGATCTAATTATATAATCTTCTTTTGTTATTGCTCTTTTTTGAGCAGCAAAATTAGCCATTGCATTTAATCTAATATCTTCTACAGTATCTCCTCGTCCTCCCCCTCTAGCAGGATTTGGGTTAGTTGCTGCTAATGATTGTTTACAAAACTGTAATAAATTATTATTTAAATTAGGTTTACTGTCTATAAGTATAAATCCTCTATTTTTTATAGTGTTTGAACTTACATTAGACTCAAGACCTCCCCCTACTAAATAAGTTATAGTTAAAGTAGTATTATGAGGTACTTGCCCATATGCTTTTGTAAATATAAAGTTTGATGGGTCATAAGCTTTATCTAATTTGCTTCTACCATCTTTAATCCCTAAACCTATGTTATCTGGATTAGGAATTATTGTTTCATCTGCTTTATCACTTATACCAGCACCAAACTGAATTTCTAAAGTATTATCTGATTTAAATCTAGTTACAAATCTTCTTGGAACTTTTTGAATTTTTAAAAGGTAAGGAGCCTGATAATTATATTGATGTAATTCAGGGTCATTAGCTGCTGTATTTGGTACGTCTACAAATTTAGTATCTTGTGCTAAATAATCTACTTCATGGTATTCATTACCATCGGAATCTACAATAGATTCTATTGATATAATGTTATTATTAGATAAAGTTATAGTTTTAAATTTTTCTACAGCTCCTAATTCTATTTCAGTAGATTCAACTGTTGCTGATATAGCAGGAGTAGTTTTTCTTAAAACATAATATTCAGGGTTATTAGAAGAATCAAATTGATATACTCCAAAAGTAGTATCCCACTGTCCATTTCCTAAAGATTGAGAATGTGCAAATCTTACATCATCAGGTAAATAAAAAGTTTTCCCATCATCTGTTTCAAAAGTAGAAGATGCTTTTAAAGTTAATGCATAATTCATATCAGGTAAATAATTACCTGCAGATCCTTTTGAAGGTAATAATTGCATTATTTCTAGTCTTACACTAGCAGCTGTAGTTACTTTAGGTTTATATCCTAACATATAAGCTATATTGTATATATTTTCTCTTTCTTGGGCTAAACTTAAAAAAGTTTCTTTAATTTGAGTATCCGTATAGAAAGATAATACATCTCCTACATAAGCAGCCATTTCCATAAACATAGTTGCAGGATTATTTTCTGAAAAATCATTATAAGTATTTGGAAAATATACTTCTGCAAAGTTTGATAACTTTGATTTAAAAGAGTTAAAATCTTTACTTAGATATTGAACATCTTTATCTTGTGTTTTGTTTGATATTTTGTTATAAGCCATTATGAGTTAAAGTTTAATTGTATAGCATCTATGCTATTATCAAAATTATATCTATATATTATTTTTAAATATAATAAATGTTCGTTTTCTACAAAATCTGTTTCTGTATCAATTAATGTTATTTCTGGTAAATAAAATTGTATTTTTTGATTTATAGTACTATTTAAAGCATCTAAATTAATCTCTTGAGAAAATAATAGTTTTTTTAATCCTATACCATATTCAGGAATATATAGTCTTTCTCCAGGTTCTGTAAGCATTAGGTTTAAAAGATTTGTTTTTATTTGTTCTCTAACAGTTGTTGTACCTTGATTAAAATTATTTTTATCTAAAGGAAAAGCTACCCCTATAGTTTTACTTTTATCTATATCTAAAATATTTATTTGTATAGGAGAATCTAAAGACATTTATTATTTATTTTTTCTTTTTATTATTTATTGCTTTCATTAAATCACTATAATCTCTAGTTACAGCATTTGCTACTTCTTTAGGCATTCCTGTTGTATCCATAGGAGCAGGACTTCCTGGTGTAAATGATTCTGATAAACTTACAGGTGAATTTCCAGATTCTAAATTAGTACCACTTTGAGCAGTTTCATTTAAAAGATCATTTAAAGTAGGGTTACCTGAAAATTGTTTTTTTTCATAAGATTTAGAAGGTTGAATATTTTTTACTTCTTCTTTTATTGATTTTTTAATTGATTGTGGTTGTTCTATAATAGAAGGTTTTACTTTATCTTGTAAATCTTCTTTTAATGATTTTATTTCTCTGCGTAT